GGTTAATACCGCAGGACGGTACCTATGATCAGGTAAAACCGCTTGATCATTTGGTGGATAGACAGCGTAAGCTGCGGGAGGATTACAAGGCTCCCGGTTCTTTCATACCTCGGGTGACAAAGCGTCTCCCGGGTGACGTTAGAAACGCACGGGCTTGGGCTCTCTATTCATTCGATCTGTCGTCCGCGACAGATCGGTTACCGTTAGTGTTCCAGAAGGTCCTCCTATCTCCAATACTTGGAGCGTGGGGGGCTGAGGTGTGGGGCTGCCTGTTGGTTGCTCGGGAGTATATGATACCTAAGCGGTCTGATCTGGGGATCAAACCGACAAGGGTAATGTATGCGACCGGTCAGCCAATGGGGGCTCTGTCCTCTTGGGCATTGTTAGCATTGATTCACCACTGTATAGTACAGTGGTCTTGGTATCGCGTGCTTCGTAATAGGGGACAGGAATCGTTCACTTGGTACGAGGACTACGCCGTCTTAGGTGATGACGTGGTAATCCTCGGAAGCGATGTAGCGACAGCTTATGTGGAGAATATGGAGGCTCTAGGAGTCACCATTTCTCTGCACAAGTCGTTGATTTCACCGAAGGGGAAGGGGTTCGAGTTTGCAAAACGGACATTCCTAGATGGAGTGGACGTAAGTGCAGTATCTCTTCTCGAGTGTCTGGTCAGTCGGGCGAACTTGCCCAACTTGCTGGAACTCGTGAGGAAATACAACCTTACTCTGGGAAGATATCTTTCTTTCTTGGGTTATGGTTATAGAGCTAAGGGCGGAGCTAATGCTCGCCTTCAAACTCTTCCTCGTCGGTTGAGAAACTACATCGTGGCTTTCTGTTCACCATCGATGCCTAGTTTCCCTGGGCTGCAGAACTGGCTTGCCCTACGATCGTGGGGAAGTTGGTATGCACAAGGTGAAGCGAAGGTATCGGTGATGATCGCGAAGTTTGTTGAGAATGAGCAGAAAGCTCTTCTTGACTTTCTGGATCGTATCCAACCTCTAGTAGCTGAGGCTAAGAGATTAGGTACGGTCTCTCGCGATCGTGTTCATTACGGCACTACACCTAGACCGTTATCCCGCGTATACGTTCACGCTGGGGTCTCCGCGGAGGTCGATCAGACCATCGTGGATTCTCTTAACGAGACCGTATACCGGGAGGCGTTCCTGGACGTAGTGTGTGATGCCCGTGACCTGAGAGCCGAGGCG